AAGAGATTTCCAGTAACACCTATTAGAGATACAAAACCCGGAAATGTATTACAACCAGACGGAACTTTAAGTGATGAAAGAGATATTCCTGGTACTTTTAGAGACTTAGGTTATGTGACTATAAATAATTTTTACGAATTACCGGAATACGAGGATGAAAAAGAAGATTCTTTTCAAAATTTACAATATTATCAACTTCGTTGGTGTAAACATATTTACGCAGCAATGTGGTCTTTAGTTCATGATGAAGGTAATGAGCCACTTAAATTAGCAGCAAAGTATGAACAATCAGGAGTAAATATAACTGTTAATTTTGATAATCATAATTTAAACAAAAACGATAAAATTCAATTAAATTTTACAAGTGGAAATGCAATTTCCGGAGAATATACAATTAGTGATGTTCCAAATCCCAATAGTTTTGTAGTTGTATATCCTTTTGATGAAACAACAAGTGGTTATGTAACAGTAGAAAATTTAAAAAAACATGAATATGTAGGAGCATGGCTACTTGAACCTAATGATAAACCTATAGGTCAAGGTCTTGAAGCATGGGAAAGAAATTGGAAAAAAGAAGAACAAAAACTTAAAGAATCAGCAGAAATATTTGCTTTATACAATCGATCAACTAAATGGGAAGGTAATAAAGAAATTATTGGTAATTTTAATAATAAACAAAATGTAGCTAACTTTGATCCATCTGTTGTAGCTATGAATTTAACAGATAGTTTAAAGAGAGATGCAGAAGGAGGATTAGATAGATCTGGTAGATCTTTAAATACTACAAATAGAATGATTGCAATGGTCAATAAATTATTTAATAAATCTCCTACAGTTTTAGATGATATTAAATTTGGAATAATAAATAAACCGCTTATTGAATTTACTGATATTTTTGAATCTGGTTTGATTAATGCAGGCGATTATATAAATGGAGAATTAGTAGATTCTGCTGTAAATACTAGTGATCTTGATGCTAGTACTTATACTCCAAATACTGCTCAAGATACAGTAGTAGATGCAGGATTATACATTAATGTAGAAAGTTAATTATGGCAGTACAAATTCAAACAAGAAGATCAAGCACAGTTAATGACAGACCATTCCCTACAAGATTAGGAGCTGGTGAACTTGCTTTAAATAATCATAGTACAAGTCCCGGATTATTTTTTGCTGATAATGTTGCTTCGCCAAGCACTGGATTAATTAAAGTAGGTCCTGTTCATATTGGTAACACTGCACCAAATAATTCTGCAGCTGGATTTACATCATCAAGTAAAGGAGAAACTTGGTTAGATACAGCAAGTACTCACATATTTAAAATATTTGATGGGACTTCATTTCAATCTGTAAAAGCAGTTGCTTCTGTTTCTTCAGGACAGCCAGCAAATCCAGTTGATGGTCAATTACACTGGGATACATCTGGGGGTGGAAATGGAGTATTAAAAATATATTTAGCCTCTATTTCTGCTTGGGTTAATGTTTAATTAGTGTGATTTAGTAAATGATCTAAAATTCTATCTAATTTAGTATGTACACCTTGCATTTCTCTTAAAAAATCTTCTTTTAAAACATAATCATGAATAACACTATTTTTTAAATCATCTACTTCTCTTTGAATTCTATCAAATTTTCTATCTATTTTTTTATTAAAATTACCTAAAGCTCTACTGATACCAGCGAAGGCACCAATACTACCAGATATTATTGCAGCTATTACTTGAGGTTCCATACTTTTATTATAATGGTAGGCACAGTTTAAAATAGATATTAATAGAGGTTAATTATGTCCACTGCTTACGAACCTAATATACAAGGAGCTATTGCAGTCTTACGAGACTTGATGATAGCAAATAGTTTTACGATGACTCGTGAACCATATGAACCTAATTACAGAGGTTTGGTCGATGCTGTTATTGATTTAAAAGAAGGCTTTCCAACTTTTGCTCCATTACAGGTTGGATTTGATGCCACTGCATTTGAAAATGTTAGTGAAGGAGATGCTTTATATATGAGAACAAGTGATGGTCAAGTTGGTAAAGCTAGTGCATCAAATGGTTTACAAGAAAATGCTCAAGTTGTTGGATTTGCTAATGCAGATGCTTCCGCAAATGCAACAGTAAAAGTAATTGTTATTGGATTAAAAACAATGTCTGGTTTAGATGCAGGAGACTTATATTTCCTATCTCCATCAACTGCAGGAGCTATAACTTTGACACCACCTTCTTCTGCTGGACAAGCTGTAGTAAGAGTAGGAGAGGCATCTACTGCAACACAGTTTGCAATTCGAATCGAACCCCCTATTAAATTAAGCTAATGGCAAGTGTAGAAGCTCTCGCACCATATCAACCTAATGCACAAGGTCTTACAGAGGTTTTAATTGATTTAAAATCTACAATGCCTAGTCAGACAGTATTTAAGGTTACTGGATATGAGACTACGTGTTTTGAAAATGTTACTCAAGGTGATGCTTTATATTCAAGAGCTAGTGATGGTCAGGTAGGAAAAGCTATTGCAAATGACACATTTGACAAAGCTTGCGTTGCAGGAGTTGCAGAAACTACAAAGCCTGCCGGTCAATCTTTGAAAGTAATTACTGCTGGAATTGTTGCAACTTCTGGTTTAAATGCAGGTGATCAATATTTTTTATCAGCAGCTTCTGCAGGAGCAATAGTTGAAACACCTCCATCTACAGCTGGTCAATATGTAACAAGAGTTGGAGAAGCTGGTAGTACTGGTCAATTTATAATCAATGCTGATCGACCAATCCTACTAAGCTGACAGTTTACTAGACGTAAAATAAATATAACTAGCAATTCAATAATCTTTGAATTGTATCGGAATATAAAATGGCAACAAGAAAGGCACTTGTTTTAGTTTCAGGTCTATTTCAGGAGTTAAATTCTTCTTCTGATAAATTAGATTTTGCTGGAAATAGTACAACCGATTTAAGTGAAGGTTCTAATCAATATTTCACAACATCTAGAGCTAGAGGATCAGTCTCTGTTACTGATAGTGGTGGAGATGGATCTTTAGCTTACAACAGTACTTCAGGAGTAATAACATATACAGGTCCTTCAGCTTCTGAAGCTAGGGCACATTTTAGTGTTGCTTCTGGATCAGGACTATCGTACAACTCAAGCACTGGAGAGTTTGGAACATCTGCAATACCAAATAGTCAACTTGCTAATGATGATATAACAATAGGAAGCACTGCGGTTGCACTTGGTGCTAGTCAAGGAACATTTACAGGTTTAACTTCTTTAGCCTCTACAACTTTAATATCTGGTGTAGCTGATGCAGCAAACTCTATAAAGTTAGCCAGTGGAAATATTACCTTTGAGGGATCTACAGCAGATGCAAATGAGACAATCCTTACAGCAGCTGATGCAACAGGAGGAGATAAAACTTTAACTTTACCTAATGAAACTGGAACAATACTATCTACAGCATCTTCGATTGCTAACAGTAATCTAGCTAACTCTGCTGTCACTATTGGATCAACTTCTATCAGTCTTGGAGGTACAGTAACTACTTTTGCTGGTTTATCTTCTTTAACTTCTACTACGTTAGTTGGAACTACACTTATTTCTGGATCAGCTGATGCAGCAAATTCAATAAAAATTGCAAGTGGAAATATAGTTTTCGAAGGATCTAGTGCTAATGATTTTGAGACAACTCTTACTGTAACCAATCCAACAGCCGATAGAACAATTACATTTCCAGACTCAACTGGGACAGTAGCTTTATTAGGATCTTTAAGTGTAGCTGCTGGATCAGGATTAACTTATAACAGTGGAACTGGACAATTTGGGACAAGTTCCATACCAAATGCTCAACTAGCTAACAGCACAATCACGATTGGTGGAACAGCAGTTGCACTTGGAGGAACTATTACAACTCTTACTGGTATGAGTTCAATCACATCCAGTGCTATCGTCACTAATGATAATCAATTTAGAGTAAGAGATAATTCCGATAATACTAAACAATTAGCATTTGAATGTTCAGGAATTTCAGGTAGTACGACTAGAACCATGACTGTCCCTGACAGTGATGGGACAATTAGTACAGAAAGTTTTGCTACCGCAATAGCAGTAGCGTTAGGATAGTATTATGGCAACCCAAGTTCAATTTAGAAGAGGAACAACAGCTGAACACTCAGGATTCAAGGGTGCGGATGGTGAAGTAACTGTAGATACTTCTCTAAAAACTGTTGTTATACATGATGCAATAACAAATGGTGGTTTTCCTGTTTTAAGACAGGATGGATCTAATTCACAATTTGAAAGAGGATCAACGACAAATTGTGCTTTAAAATTTGCAGGAGATTTTAATACTGGAATCATAAGTCCAGCTTCTGATGAAATTGCTTTAGTTACTGGTGGGTCTAGCCGTCTTACAATAGATGCTAATGGAGCTGCTACTTTTACAGGTAATGTTCAAGTAAACGGAACTTTATCAGTAACAGGTAACTTCGATTCCGGAGAAAACTTAGCATTAATTATTGCTTTAGGATAATATGGCAAACACCTTCAAAATCGATACGAAATCAAGTTGTGTAACTGATGCACATACTAGCACTAATGCAAATGTATTATCAGCTGGCGGTTCTGCTACATTAGTTCTTTTAAGTATTCTTGTTTCTAACAAAACAGGAGCTAGTGCTGATGTGGATGTTTTCTTAGTAACTAATACAGGAGATGATGTTTTTCTTTTAAGAAATGCACCAATACCAGCTGGATCTTCACTTGAATTAATTAGTGGATCAAAAGTAATTATGGAAAGCAGTGATGTTTTAAGAGTTAGAACTGATACTGCTAGTGCTATTGATGTAGCAGTAAGTTATCTAGAGCAGACCTAAAATGGGATTATCAGTAAATAACGATCTTGTAAATTTATCTGATAATTTTGAAAGTCTTAAGGCAAAGGTTGAGGCTATTGAAATTATAGTTTATGGTGAGAAGGTACTTGAATTAGATGACTCTACTTGGGAAAATATTAGAAAAAAAAGAGATTATATTTTAAAATCTACAGATTGGACGGTCATTCCAGGCTGCTCTGTTGATCAGGCACAATGGTCTGCTTATAGACAAAATTTAAGAGATATTCCTCAGACATACACAGTAGTTACAGATGTTACATGGCCGACTCAACCATCAACTTCAGGACCTAATAGTTAGAAAGTTCCCATATTTACTGAGCTTAAAATAATTAAAGAAATAAAGAAGACTTCTAGTTTAATCTGCTATGCCATATATTGGAAATACTATTCGTGCTGCTGACGATTATAGATTAATTGATGACATAAGCAGTGGATTCAATGGCAACGAAACATCTTTTGCATTACAAGTTGCTGGTTCTGCTCCAGTGCCTTTTCCAAAATCACCTCAACAGGTTTTAATATCAGTAAACGGAGTTATTCAAGAGCCTGATCCTACTGGATCTTCAGGATTTAACTTAGTTGGTACAAATATAGTTTTTAGTTCTGCTCCTACAAATGGGCATGCATTTTTTGGAATAATATATGCAACTCC